ACGCGGGCACTTGTGGCCCGTCCCTGCCGGGTCGGCCTGTGCATCAAAGCCCAAACCGTAGGCGGTCGCCGTCTCGATGCTTAGGCCCCTTGCCTGTAGGTAGGCGGTAGCTCGCGGGTCGGTGAGGTTGCGGGCACAATCGGCGATGTATTGCCCAAAATCTCGCGTCGTGGGCACGTTCTCGGGCCTCTTTTCGTCGCTTTGGGTAGTTGGGCGGGTTTGGGCGTTTGCGGGCCTTAAATCGGCTCTCACGGCCTCGCCGTCTATCTCGATGCCGTAGAGGTCGCAAAGCTCGGTTAGAGCCGTGTTGAAGTCGCAACCGTTGGCAAGCTGGTAGGCGTCTATAACGTCGCCCGTCCAACCGCACTTGAAGCAATGAAGCCGGTAGCCGTCGCCGCCCTTGTCTCGCGGTATCGGTTGCAAGCCGTCGCCGTCGTCGCCGGTGCCGTTCTTGCAATTCGGGTCGGGGCACACATACGACGGCTTGCCGCCTATCATGCGCCGCGCCTCTTGCAGATAGTCGCCGTAGTGCTCTCTAACCGCCTGTATGGCCTCTTGTCTATCCATGCTCGTTAAGTCCTTTCTTGTGGGTGCGGGCACGGGTTACAATGGCCTCGTGCCCGCTCTTGTTTGCGCTAGCGGGTGCCCTGTTGGCGGCTATCTGTGCTTTCGTCGGTGCTGGTAGCCGCCTTTTCGTATCTCGCCGTAATCTCGCGCCGCTTGCGCTCCAAAGGCTTTGAAAGCGGCTGTAGCTCGTGCCACTTGCAGAGAATCGCCGCCGCGTTCTCTAGGGCCTCGGCCTTTTGGGCGTCCGTTATGGCCTCGTAAATCTCGTCTTGCATGTTCTCGCCCCCTTTCCTCTAGCTGTGGGTCGCCTCGTAGTTTTCGATAGCCCACTTGTTGCCGGTCGCGTAAACCTGTGCCCGCGTGCGCTCTTGCGGTGTCGGCTTGCGGCCTGTGGGCCTCGGGGCCTCGGGCGTGCGGTCGTCGTCGCGCTCGATTACCATGCGCCCCTTGTGCGGGTCGTACTTGAATTTGGGCATATGCCCCCCTTTCGTCGTCGGATATCGTCGTTTTTCGTCGCCTGTAAAGTGTAGGTGCTCTTTTCGGCTCTTTCATTTTCCCTTAGAGGCGCGGGGCCTCCCAAAGGCCCGCGTCGTACTAATCCATTAGGGATTAGATATTAGGACGGTTGAAAGCCCATGTTTTCGCAGGTAGACGGCCACTTTTTTTAGTTGAGGTACACACCGGCCCACAAAAAGTGAACACCGGCCCACAAAAAGTGAACACCGGCCCATAAGAGGTACACACCGGCCCACAAAGCCCCCTCGTGAGCAAACCGCCCATTTTCTAGGGCCTCCCGTCGTGCGTGATGATGAGGTTTCGCCGCGTCGTGCTCTTTGTCGGCGACTCGTAGCACATGACTTTCCTGCCGCCGCGCGTGCGCCGAACCATTGGCAACGAAAGGTTTTTGTAGTGCTTTGGCAAGTCTGATTTTGTCTCGATGATGCGAAAAGCCGCCTCGAAAGTTAGTTGCAACTTTCTGTTGTAGGCGTTTACAGACTTTGCCTCTTTTAGCTCGTCTAGTAGCAATGGGCACTTGTCTATAAGCGTCTGATATTGAACGCGGTAGACGACCGGCGCGGGCGTCTTGTCGTCCACGTCGTCATACTCGTAAACGGTCTTTGTCTTTGCGCCGTCCTTGCCGGTGTGCTCTACAGTCCGCTTCTTTACCGGCCTGTCGGATGCTAGCCGGTGGTAGCCGCGTTGCACCACGCCGATAATGATTTGGTTGGCAAGCTCAACCGCCGCTTGATTCTTCTCGTTTACGACGCTGCTATGCAGGTACCTATGCAACGGGTGCTTTTTGCTATCCGCAATGTGCCGCAACTCGGCTAAGAAAGGTGAGCTAATGACGATTGTCTCCGATGCCTTGCGGTAGGTGCCAATGCTAAGAACTTGGAATAGGTCGCCGTTGGGTGCTATGCCATAGGCGTTTGCAAACGATGCCGCCAACGCTAGCATTGCGTCGCGCCTCTGCTCTCTTGGGTCGCCTTTAATGCGTCGCTCCGATGCGGGCGTCTCTATCGCCTTGCCGCTCTCGTCGCGCTGCTTTTTCCTGTAGGCGCGTGCGTCCATGCCCATGTCTCGCAGGATGCCCGGTATGTAAACCTCCACGTTTTCACGGTTGCCGTCGCCCGATATGTCGTATAGGTCAAAGGCTCGGTTAACCGCGTAAAAGAAGCCCGCTTGATACTTTGTGAGCCGCAATGGCGATACTTGCCCCAAAGATATGGCGGTTTTGATGGCGTCTTTAACCCTGCCGCCGTCCCCGAAAACATCTTTTTCGTTGGTGCCGGGTGGTAGCCTAAACAGAGAAAAGCCGTCTAGGGCGTGCTGTAGCTCCTTGTGGCTGTAGGCGGTCACGTGCCCGTCAAGAGACATAACCGCGCCGCGCTCTATAGCCAACTGCCGCGCCGTTGGATGCTTTGACGGTGTGGTTATCGCCGTCGCCTCGGTGTCGGTTTCCTCGTCGTCGGGTATACCTAGCGGTGTGTCGTAGTCGATTAGAGCCTCTAGCCGCCCGCTCTCTAGGGCCTCGTCTAGGCTCATTGAGGCTAGCTCGTTGTCGGCCTCGATTTCGATGCGTATGGCCTCTAGGGCGTCCCTAGTAGCCCCTAGCATTGTCTCGAAGTCCTCTTTCATTTGCGCGGCCTCGTCGCTCTTTACCCACTCTTGAAAGTTGCGGGCGAACGCGACAAAATCCGCCAACGCCTCGCGCTCGCTTGCGGTCGGGTGCCCGTTCGCGCGGTAGTCGGCTATGATGCGTGCCCGCTCTTGCTCTGCAAACTCGCCAAAAGTCATACCGCTAGCCTCTAGCCGCTCTTTTGTTTCGTCGTCCATGTGTCGCCCTTTCTATCGTCGTTTGCGCTGGTAGATGCCCTGTTTTTCGCCTGTGGGTAGTCGTTTGCCCACATGATGCGAAAAGATGCCTACTTGCCCTTGTGGCGGTCGCGGTCGGCCCTCACAAGCTCCACTAGGTAGGCGGTCGCCGATACGCGCCGGGTTGGCGTGCTCTCGCTAAAAGCGGCCTCGTAGAGCCATTCTTTAACGTCTGTGGGTACCCTAAGCGTCATACGCACATACTCAACGCCTTGTGCGTCTTGTGCGTCCTTTGCCGCCTCTTGCGCGTGCCGGTCTAGTGCGCGTTGAAACTCGCTGTTTGCGCCCATGCTCGCCGCGTCTTTGATGCTCTTGCGTGCCATGTCCTGCCGTCCTTTCTGCCTAGAGGCCCATTTCCTCTATCAAAGCCATGTAATCCTGTGCCGTCGTGCTCTTTGGCGCGTGCTCAAAGATGCTAACGCGGTACGTCTGTGCCTCGCGTGCCGCTATCGCCTCGCGTATCGCCGTCTCGTAGACGTGTACGCCGATGCCCTCGCACGTCTCGGTTATGACGTCTCGCAGGTCGCGGGCCTGTACCGTGCGCCCGCTCCAACGGGTGAATAGAACGCCGCCAACCTGCAAGCCTTTGTTGTAGCCGCGTGCGCCCTCTATCGTGTCCACAAGCAACCGTAGGCCCTTTAACGCGCTAATGTCGGTCGTCATGGGTATGACAACCTCGTTAGAGGCCACTAGGGCGCATATAAGCCCGATGCCCAAACTAGGCGGTGTGTCTATCACTACCACGTCATAGCGGCCAATGACCGGCCTTAGAGTGTCCCTTAGACGCCTCGCCCGCCGCCTCGCGTCGCCCTGTAGCTCGTTGTCGATTACCGCAAGCTGGTAGCTCGCGCCTATGAGGTCAACGCCGCCCGCCCGTTGTATCGCGTCAACGGCCCTACAGTCGCCGCGCAAAAGCTGGTACGCGCCCGCCGCGCCCTCGTCGCCGCCCATGAAAAACGTTAGGTTGGCTTGCGGGTCTAGGTCGATAGCTAGAACCTTTCGCCCGATGCTCGCCGCGCCGGTCGCCAACGCTAGGGCGGTCGTCGTCTTGCCCGCGCCGCCCTTTTGGTTTGCCACTGTTACGACTCGTGCCATTGCTCGCCCTCTCCTGTGGGTACGTCGTGCAAGATGCCCGTTTCAAAGGTCGTGTCGTCTATGACAACGTTCTCCAACGCCCACGCTATGCCGCCCATGAACCAACGTATGAGGGTAGTAACGTCGTCGCCGTTTTCGTTAGGCTCAAAGCCCGGTACGGTGACGCGGCCCGCATATCGCCGCATTTCGTCAAGCTCAACCAATTGTTTAACTGTGTCGATGATGCCGCCTATCTCGCCTTGCGGGAAAATGTTTGAGTAGCCCATTTCGCCCCTTTCTAGGCCCCTAAAAAGGCCCCTTTTCTAATCGACCTTATGCGCCTAATTTCGATTAGAGCCGCACTTAGCCCAACTTTGGAAACTCGCCCAACTCTTGCAGAACCGCGTAAGCCTCACCGATGTTCTCTAGCCGTGCGTCGAAGTTGTAGCGGTTTAGGGCGTTGAACGCCTTGCGGAAACGCTCTAGGTACTCTGCTAGCTGCTTGTTGCCGCCCTCAACGTCGCCGTTGGCGATTGTCTCTAGGGCCTCTTGCCATTTCGGCCTAAAGAGGTCTAGTAGCTCGTCTAGGTTGTGAATCTCTACGCACTTTGAGTAGTCCGTAGTTGCCTCGTTTACCTCTGCCTCTAACCACTCGTCTTGCGTTTGGCAGTCGGGGCAAAGAAAGGCGGTAATAACGCCCTCGTCAAATACCGCGTTCCAATATTTGGCCTTAGACACAACCTCGGTTTTGCCGCAGCGCAAGCACTTTACGCGGTCGGTCGGCCCCAACTTTCTAAACTCCATCACGTGCCCCCTAATCCTCGTCGCCGTCGTCTTTGACGCGCTCAACCTTTAGCCGCTCCAACTCTGCCGCCGCTATTCTGATTTGGTGCCCTACCTTGTAGTGCTCAATCTTGCGGCTACGCACTAGGTTGTAAATCGTGTTTTCGTGCACTCGCAGGGTAGCCGCCGCCTCGGGCACGTTGTAGAACTCTTGCGAGAAGTCGCTAGCCATTCTTGCCGCCTTTCATAGCCTCGATGTATGCCAAAACCGCCGCTTGCTCGTCTTGCGTAAGCGTCGTGATAGCCGCCTGTAGCTCGGGCATGACCGGCTGTATGGTCTTGCCGCTAAAGTAGTAGTCATAGATAGCCGCGCGGCCCGTCAACTCTGCCGCCGCGTTGTCGTCGTCGTGTATGTAAATCTCGCTCGTTGCCGGGTCAACGTGACGCATGAGGCTTTGAACGCCGTAGAGGTCGATACCGGCCTTGTGTGCGCCGGTGCCGCTGTTGTGGCGCAAGCTGTGGGCGGTGAGCCGGTCGCTATCGTAGCCCGCGCCCTGCAAGACGCGCTTTAGCATGGTGCTAATGGCCTTTTCGGATATGCGCCCGCCCTTGTTGCGGTTGCTCGTGCTCGTGAAAAGAGGCGACTTAGCCTTTACCGGCTCGGCCCTGTGGTCTAGGTAGTCGCGTACCGCCTCGGCTACCGGCTCTATAAGGGCCTCTTTTTGGTCGGCCTCGTCGTGGCCCTTGCCGTGTAGGTATATGTACGTGATGCCGCCCAACGTCTTGATATCCTCGCAGTTGAGGCGCGAAAGCTCAACGCAACGGGTGCCGTTGACGACACAAAGCAGGTACATAGCAAGGGCGCGTTTGCCGTTCTCGTCGGTCGTGTCGATGCTCTCGGCAACCTTGCTAACCGCCTCGTCTGGTAGGGCGTCGCGCTTGTGGATATCGCGCCGAACCTTTGCGCCGTGGATGTTCTCGGCAATGTTGGGATAAAGGCCCTCGCTAGCCGTCCACTTGAAGAAGTGCTTTACCGCTCGCAGGTATTGCGCCCGCGTGCCCGCCTTTAGGTCGCGGGTGTTGAGATAGTCGCGGTATGCCTTTACGTCGTCGCGGGTCGGCTGCTGTATGCCCTCGGCCTGTAGCCACTTTGCAAACTGCCGTATGCACGTGACATAGCCTTTAATGGTCGTGGCCTTGCGGTCGGTGTAGTCGATGAACCGCGTAAAGAGGTCGTTAGAGAACGCGGGCACGACGGGAACGCTAGGAACGATTGAAAGGCCCGCGCCGGTCGCCTCGATAGGGTATGCGTATGCGAGATTGCTAGCCATTGTCGCCCCTCCTATGCCTCGTCTAGAACGCTCTCTAGCTTGTGGTATGCGTCGTTAACCTCGTGCCATTCCTCGCCGTTGAGGTCGTCCGCGTCTAGAAGCTCGTCTAGCAGGTCGATAACCTCTTGAAGCCGTTCCCTTGCCTCGCTCGTCATGGTGTCCGCTCCTAACTCGCCTACCTTACGTTTACGTTTACTCTATTCTCTGCCTGTTGTGTCTAATTGTCAAGTTAGAGCGGTAAATACATAGAGCGGGCGCAAGCGTCGCCCATAACGCCGAACGTGCGCCGTTGGCGTCTAGTAAAGATTGATATTTTGATACCGCAAAACGTCCCCCAGGATTTTGCAAAACCGCAGGTAGACGGCTTGTTGTAAGGCGATTTAAGGCCCGTTTTGCCGCAAGTTGGTATAAATGCCCATAGAAAAGCCCGCCCCATCTGCAAATAGGGCGGGCCTCTGCCGGGTCGGTCATGCACTACCTAACCGGCTATGCCGTGCCGCGCGGTGAAAGGATACGGCCATGCCTGTAAGCCGGTGGAAAGCCCGCGCGGCTTGTGGCTGCTACTTGTCTAGTGCCTCGATGATGCTTGTAGGCACGTCGTCGCCCGCAAGGGCGCGGGCGGTGTCCTTGTAGTACGAACGCGGCTCGATATCGGCCACCCATTGAGCGGCCCGCGCGTTTTCGGGCACGGGTGCGCCGCCGCCCCAACGGTAGTCGTGATATGCGCGGCTTGCGTCGCTGCTAATCTCGTTAGAGGTGCGCCCGTCCCATTGCAGGATTGCGCTAGCGGCCCTCGAAAGCTCGTTAACCGCGTCGCTCGTCCGCGCCTCGGTCGTCTTGATGCTGCTAGGCATAACGCGGCCCTTGCGCATGAGAACGTCGCGCAGCGTCTTTAGTGCCGCGTCGTTGTTGCCCATGACCTTAGCCGCCGCCTCGATTTCGCCCGCGTCGATATCGTCTCGCAGCTCCAACATTTGCAGGGTAGCCAACATTTCGGGCGTTGGCGGCTCCATAGAGGGCGCGGCGATATTCTCGCGCATACCCTTAACGGCTTGCTCGAACTTAGGGCGGGCAACGGCTCGCGCGGCCTCTAGTGCCGCCTTAAAGTCGGCCTCTGCCGCCTCGATATCCTCTTGCGCTTGCTTAGAGGGTAGATAGGGCGTCGCCCGCTCCACCTTGCGCAGGTAGTCGGCTCGCGCGGCCTTTACCGCCTTGCGCAGGTCGCTATATGTCTCGCTGTAGTGCATTACGTTGTAACTCATAGTCGTACCTTTCTCTAGTCGTCCGTCGCCAAAAATAGGCGGTTTAGCTGTAGATATGCGTCTTGATGCGCTAGGCACTTTCGGGCGTACCTCGTAAGGGCGTCTTTGAGGTCGTCGCGCCCTATGGCCTCTAGGTCGGCTTGCAGGTCGTTTAGGGCCTTTGTGGTGTTGCGGTCTATGAGGCTAAAGAGGTGCGCTTGCCGCTTGCGCGTCTCGTCTGTGGCCTCGCCGCGCCGCCTTAGCTCGCTCAACTCTGCCAACTCGTCGCGGTAGCTCGCTATCACGCGGGCCTTTCGCTGTAGGTGCTTGCGAACGTTCGGCAAAGCCTCGTCAACCGTCATAGAGGCCCCCTAGAACATCGTTCTAACGGTGTGGCTCCACTCGCTGCAATACGCGCTAAACTCGCACGTCTCGCATTGCGGGCGGTTCATGCGGTCGCACTTGCCGTCCTGCCTTAGCTTGCGTGCGCCCGCCCTCTGCCTGTAGAACTCTTGCATGAATTCCTCTCGGGCACTCACGTACCGCTCGGGCTTTTCGGGTGCCCCTGTGGCGGGCTGTGGTGCCGTTTTCGGGCTGTTAACCACAATGACGCGGCTTCTATCCATGTCTACGCCTCCAATCCCTCTAAGAGCGTGTGTAGCCCGTCCGATACCTCTTGAAGTAGTGCCGCCTCGGCCTCGTCTAACGCCGGTCGTCTGGTAAAGAACGTGTCACCGATAACGTCAAACGAGAATTGCGGCCCGTGGTAGCCGGTCGCGTCTTTGACTAGCTCGCGGTTGGCGTCCGCAACCATGCCGAACGCGGGCAATACTTGCCCCTCCCACGTCTGCCGGTCTATCGCCTTGCCGCAATGCGGGCATGTGCGGGCGTGCCAATGGTTGAGCACGTCGCGGTCGTATACCTGCCAATCGCCGCCGCAACTCTCGCAATGAATGACCATGTAAGCCACTGTTTGCCCCTTTCTAGGCCGGTACGCCCTTGCGGTAAATCTCGCGGTCTAGCGCGTATGCAAGTGCGTCTATGCTGTGGTTGTCCGCGTCTGGTAGGTCGGCCAATATCTCGCCGTCCTTTGAACGCTTGTACTCGTATTGCGATAGCTCGCGGTGAGCGTTGGGCGTGCGCCTCGGGTCGCAGATGATGCGCCGGTGCTGTAGCCATTTGACGCGGTAGTTAACGCAACCCGGCCACTTTTGGCACGGTATGACCTTTAGGCCCTCGCCCTGTAGGTCGGCGATTGATTTAGGCTCGGCACAATCGGCGGTAATCGTCTCTTTCTGCCGGTACGCGCCCCCAAACATCGAATAGCTGTATTCGGGCGTTTGGTCGTAGCCTCGGGCCTTTATCTCGTCTGCTAGGGCCTTGTTAGATAGGCCCCTGCCGTAAATCTCGTCTAAGAGGTAAACGCTATCGTGCTTGCGGTCGTAGGCAACTCGCAAGTAGCAAGCCGGGTCAACCGAAAAGCCAAAGTCTAGGCCCGCATGGATGTAATCTAGGTGCTGTAGCTCGTCGTCGGTGATTTCCCTAACTAGCAGGTTGTCGCCGAAAACCTCGCCGCCGTCGCCACAAGCTAGGCCCTCGTACTCGTTTTCATAGGCGGTAGGGTTAATCTCTTTGAGCCGTTCGGCCTCTAGTATGAAGTCGCTACCTAGCCACTCTTGCGGTACGTCGCGGTAGGTCGTGCGCATGGTCAACGCTCGCGGGTCGGCCCGCTCGATTAGCAGGTTTGCCCAATTGGCGCGGCTGTTGGGCGGGTTGAACGTGCGTATAGCCGTGAACCCCTCGCCGCCTCGCATGATTGATTGCATCACGTTACGGGTGAAGTTTTCGCCCGGTAGCTCGCTAAATTCCTCGAACCAACCTAGCCGAAAGACGCCCTTTAGCGGCTTGATGCTCTTTAGCTTTGATGCGTCGTCCAAACCTCGGCAAAGGATAACCGCGCCCGTGGGTAGGTACGTGAAGCCCATAGGCGCGATTGTGGCCCGCCAAAGGTCGCCAACCTCTAGGGTGTCGATAGCCCATGCAAGCGTGCTAAAGATGCTCTCTCGCATGGTAGAGGCGTACCGCCTAAAGGCTATCGCGCTCGTGTTGCCGGTCGGGTCGGCCATGACGCCGTTAACAAGCTCCAACGCGGCAAAGCTCGATTTCGCCGAACCTCGCCCGCCCGGTAGGTTGATGTAACGATATGCGCGGGCCTCTATCGCGTCGTGCACGGCCTTATATACGGGTGCCTCGTGCGCCGTAACGTCGATGCGGCTTAGGGCGTCTGTTGTCGCCGCCCTCGCCCTCGCGTCTAGCTCCAACGCCTTTAGCCGTCTCTCGATATCGACCCTCATTGCAGACGCTCCAAAGCCTCTAGGCGGCTCAAAACGTCGGTTTGCTCGTTGAGCTTTAGGGCGTTGCCGATAATCGCCGTAGCCGCGTTGAGGCGCGTTTGTGCGGGCGTTTCCGGGTCGGCCATAATCTCGCCCATAGTGTCGATAGCCGCCGATATGCGGCCCTGTAGTGCGCTTGTGGATTGCTCTAGAAGCTCGCGCCGCGCCCGCTCGTACTTTGCCCTAAACGCCGGGTCGCGCAAGCGGCTATAGGCTTGCGTCTCGCCGATGCCCAACGCCTCGCAAGCGGCCCTAACCGTCGTATGGTTGAGTAGGGCGGCTATTAGTCGCTCGTCGTTTCGGGGCACGGTGCCGCCTCTTTCTCTGCCTCGCGGTCGGCCACGCGCTGCCACTTGCGGGCCTCGTACTCGCGTTGTTTGTCCGGGTTGCGCTTGCGCCAATCGCGCATGTATGCGGCCCTCGCGGCTTTGGCCTCTGCCGTCATTTCTGCCAACGTCGCCCCTTTCGTGCGCCTTGTGCGTCTTGAACGTATTAGATGTGCTATAGATACCGCGCGGGTACCTTTTGCGCCCATTATACCAACTAATACGTTTACGTGCATGTTTTCGGCTACGTCGTGTTGAAAAGTTGTGTTGAAAAGTGCCCTAATCGACTTTATTTGCGTAAGGTCGATTAGAAAATTTCGGATTTTCAAAAACCGCCGCGCAAAGAAAGTTAGGTGTCCTCGCCGGTGCCACGTGACGCCCTGCCGCCCTCGCCCTGTAGGGGATATGAGGCCATGAAAAAGGGCGGTCGGCCCTCGTTGGGTCGCCGCCCTGTGGTCGTCCGGTCGTCGCTCAACCGTCGCTATGTCGTCCGATGGTTGCTAGTAAGCCTTTGGTATGAAAAGGTCGTTTTTCGGGTGATACTCAAAGCGGGCCTTGTAATGGCAACGCCCGTAGCGGTTTTTGAGGCAGACTAGCTCAACGTCGCGCGGGTCTTTCTCCTTTTCCTCGGCTATCTTCTTACGCCTCTTTACCTTGCCCTTGTCGTCGTTCTCGAACTCCTTAGAGTTAACCGCCGTGAGCTGTAGGCCCCAAACAACGTCGGCGGTGTACTCGATGTTTCCACTTTCTTTGAATGACTCAAAATCTATGGGTGTTAGGTAGTTGGTGCGGTTGACGCTGCTAACCACAAAGACGGGTACCTCTAGCTTGCGGCTCATGCGCTTTAGCTCGGTTAGGCTGTAGTCAATCGCTAGCCTCTTGTCGGTTATCTTGCGGCCTGTGTCCGGGTCTATGTCGGGTTGCATCACTTGCAGATAGTCGATGATTACGACCGGCCTAACGCCGTTCTGCTCGATGTATCGCGCCGTATACTCGCGTATGTATCCAACCGTGCAATTAAAGTTGCCCTCAATGACGCTAACACGGTCGGCTATGTCGTTCGTATAGCCGCGTATGGCCTCAACCATTGCGGGCGTAAAGTCCCCCATGCGTACCTGTAGGCTCGTTACCGCGCTTCTAAAGTCGGTCGTAGCCGTTCGCCTCGCAATGCTCTTGCTAACAATCTCTAGGCGGCTTTGCTCCAACGAGAAAAAGAGCACGTGTTGCCCCTGTGCGGCCATTTGGTCGCATAGTTGCGCTACAAAGGTCGTCTTGCCTAGAGACGATATGCCTCCAACGATGTAAAGCCCGTTGTAGACACTACCGGCCTCGTTGTCTAGGTTGCTAAAGCCGGTCTTGCGCCCCTTCTGTGCTCGTAGGGCGTCCATTTCGTCGGCCATGTGGTTTAGCATGAAGTCGGCCACGTTATCGGGCTTTGTGGCCTGTCTCTGTGCCTCTGCTATGGCCTGTGCGAACGCCGCGCGGTTGCTGGTAAGGGCCTCGTTAGCGTCTTTCGCGCCGTTGTAGGGCGTGCAAGACGTGCAAGACACATTAAGAGCGTCTAATGCGCTCTTTAGGTCTTTTGCCGCCCTGTGGCCCGCCTCGTCGTCGTCAAAGGCCATGATAAGAACCTTTCGCGGCCTCTTTCGCTTTGCCGCCTCGGCCACTAGCCGCCAATTGCCCGCGCTGTTAGTGCCTATGGCAACGCCGCCAACCTCGATAATGCTTAGGGCGTCTATAGCCGCCTCGGTGACGAAAACCGGCCTCGGGTCGTCGTCATAGAGCGCGGCCATGTTGAACGGCTCCACCTTTGAGCCGGTCGGATTCATTGCCTTGTACTTGGGCGGTGTCGTCGGGTCGATGCTACGCGCCGTGTAGCTGTGGCGGCTGAATGGGATTATCAGACGCGGGCACTTGTGGCCCGTCCCTGCCGGGTCGGCCTGTGCATCAAAGCCCAAACCGTAGGCGGTCGCCGTCTCGATGCTTAGGCCCCTTGCCTGTAGGTAGGCGGTAGCTCGCGGGTCGGTGAGG